CTAGCATCTTCTTTGGTGACGCCGTTAAAGTGGTTACCGGAGGCACCGTTGAGCGTGACCCGTTCGACGCTGCAATGACACCTGTTGGTGTTTTCATGGGTTGTAAATACACTGATCCAAACTTGGGTTATGAATTATACAGCCAATCTTATCCTGCAGGCACAGTCGCAAGCGACATTCAGGCTTATGTAGCAGACGCTACTGACCTGTTGTTCAAAGCCGCTGTTGTTTCTTCAGGCACAACTATTGGTGATCTAGCGATAACCGATATCGGCGCAAACGTAGCAGGCGTAGACAACACAGGTGACTCGACTTCGGGTAACTCGCGTGGTGCTATTTCTCATACGTCAGCAACTACTAACACGTTGCCGTTCCGTATCATTGGTTTGGTTGAAGAAACCAAAAACACAAGTGGTGGTTACACTGAGGCTTACGTTAAATGGAACGCAGGTCACCAGTACAGTAACACTACTGGCGTATAAGGAGATTAAAGAATGGCTATTTCACGCGCCCAGCTACTTAAAGAGCTGCTCCCCGGCCTGAACGCATTGTTCGGAATGGAATACGCAAAATATGGCGAAGAACACGCTGAAATCTTTGAAACCGAATCATCAGATCGGTCATTCGAGGAAGAAACCAAATTATCCGGTTTTTCAGCAGCGCCAGTTAAAGGTGAAGGTTCCGCGATTGAGTATGACAATGCTCAAGAAGCATGGACTGCACGCTACACACACGAAACAGTTGCAATGGGTTTCTCAATCACTGAGGAAGCTATTGAGGATAACCTGTATGACTCATTGTCATCTCGTTATACTAAAGCACTGGCTCGTGCGATGGCGTACACGAAGCAAGTTAAGGCTGCAGCAATCCTTAACAACGCCTTCGCCGCAGGCACCACATATGGTGACGGTAAATCCTTGTGTGCTACCGATCATCCATTGGTATCTGGTGGATCAAACTCCAACACGCCAGCAGTAGCGGCTGACCTCAACGAGACATCTCTTGAAGCAGCAGTTATTCAGATCGCGGGTTGGACAGACGAGCGTGGTTTGCTTATCGCATCTCAGCCACGCAAGTTGATTATCCCACCAGCACTGCAGTTTGTGGCAACTCGTCTCCTAGAGACAGAAGGTCGTGTCGGTACTGCCGATAACGATTTGAACGCACTACGCAACAACGGGTCAATCCCTGAAGGCTATGCGGTCAACCACTATCTGACAGACACCAATGCTTGGTTCTTGATGACTGACGTACCAAACGGTCTGAAGCACTTCACTCGTGCGCCAATGGCGACTTCGATGGATGCTGATTTCGATACAGGCAACAGCCGCTATAAAGCCCGTGAGCGTTACAGCTTCGGTGTATCTGACCCACTGGGTATCTTTGGTTCTCCCGGCGCGTAAGCGTTTAGAGAACTTGGTAAAGGGGGGCTGCTTCGGTGGCCCCTTTCTTTTTGTTGACTTAACCACTACCTCAGTGGTACTTTGCTAATCATCGGGAACATCCCGTGGATCTGACAGGCCCGACTGACGACATGCAGACAGATCCACTTAACTCGCATGTGAGGACATATTCATGGCGAATACCACCTTTTCAGGTCCAGTGACCTCTACCAACGGTTTTGTTGGTGATATCAAAGTTCCAACTTATACCGTAGCTAACGCTCCATCAGCTTCTTCTGCAGGCGCAGGCACGCTTGTGTTTGTGTCAAATGGTGCCGCAGGTTCCGCTATCTTGGCTTTCTCTGACGGAACAAACTGGAAGCGTTCTGACACTGGTGCTACAATCGCAGCATCGTAAGGGGGTAGGTTATGAGTAGATTCAAACCAGCCTCTAAAGAAGAACTCGCAGCTCGTGGGTTAAATCCTGATGGCACGCCCATCAAGAAGGCAGAACCTAAGAAAACGACAAAAAGTTCTTCCGCTAAGAAAGGAAGCTAGCATATGTCTTCTGATGTATTAACCAAACGTGTAACAGGCACAGGATCGTTGGCTGTAGGCCCAGCGCGAGTTCGTCAGGTACAAGTTTTGACGAACAGCGGTGGCGCAGGACGTCTTACAGTTACTAATGGTAGCGGTGGCACAACTGTGTTGGACCTAGATTTTTTGGCGTCTGATTCACATTCTGTAAACATCCCTGATGACGGCATTCGTTGTAGTTCAGATGTCTATATTTCTGCAGCTACAAACATTACTGCCATCACGTTCTTCTATAGTTAGGAGGGTGTTATGCGAGCTTACTACAAAAAAGGTGGGGGTGTAAAATCCCCCGCTTGGACTCGCAAAGAAGGTAAAAGTGAATCTGGCGGACTAAACGCCAAAGGTGTTGCTAGCTATCGGAAAGCTAATCCCGGTAGTAAGTTAAAGACCGCTGTTACCACAAAGCCCAGCAAGCTCAAAAAAGGCTCTAAAGCTGCCAATCGGCGAAAGTCTTTCTGCGCACGTATGAAGGGTATGAAGAAGCGCAACACAAGCGCAAAGACAGCCAACGATCCTGACAGCCGTATTAATAAGAGTTTGCGGAAGTGGAATTGTTAGATGGCTATCAGTCGTGCCCAGATGGGTAAACAAATACAATCGCCTCCCTCCAAAGTTTCTCAGAAACGGAAGAAGAAGGTTGCAAAAAAACGTAAGAAGGAACTTAATGCCATATCTAACAAGTAGTATTCCATACTTTAAAGCATGGGTGCGCAGGGAGTATACGAAAAACTTAGAAGGCTACCACGGAGAATTTTTACACGCTATGGTCGTTGCAGTAACCACAATGCCAAATAGGACTTTGAGCTTTCAGGTAATATTTACTGGGTGCGAGTCCGACGACACAGATGAACCCAACGTTCATGGCGGAGCTATGTGGGCGCGTATGCCACTTACGGCATTGGTCGCCGATACACCGCTAGAAGAGTGGCCTACTGAATTACCACCATACTTGGCACAACCGTGGGATTGTATGTCGCACACGCACAGTGTGTATAAGATAGAACGTGCTTCTCCTGCACCGTGGATAGCCAAAGTAGATGGCGAATTTTACCCCGCCAAGTATTACTTTACTGTTGATTATACTGATAGTGAGGTGGCTGATGATCCAGCGCAGCACAAACAAAGCCATGTGCTTGAATTGTTAGACGCTGGAGAGTACACAGGCAACATAGTAGCCTTACCAAATAATCGGGTCCGTGTTACGCACCCTGCGTGGTTTGAAACGGGCCAAGGCGCTCCAGACTTCAAACCAAATCAACATTCATACGGTTCTAAAGAAGACGTGGATTACGTTTGGGATACGGGCCGAGTGTTTAACAACTTATACAAGGACGCTGATGATGAAAATGAAGAGTAAAGGTTATAAAAAAGGCGGCAAAATGAAAAAGTACCAAGCTGGTACTATGGTTAGCCCTGATGAACGCGCTGTTGAACGTGGTAATGCCGCTATGGATCGGATTAGCGAAGAGGGCACCACGAATATGATGGAGGCTATGGAAGCTAAAGATCCTCGCAGCATGAGGCCCAAGAAGCGTCCTACAGACCCCCGCAGCATGAAACCTAAAGCTCGCCCTACGTCTAAATCAAAGCCGATCCTAAAACCTACGCGGGATGGCAACGCAATGACTACAAAATCTCTTCTGCAACCCCGTGCTGACGGTACTGGGCTAACCACTAAGCCTGAAAAGATGAAAGCAGGTGGCATGATGAAGAAAAAAGGCTATGCCAAAGGCGGTATGATGAAGAAAGGCTACAAAAAAGGTGGTAAGGTTCGCGGCGCAGGCATCGCTCGTAAGGGTGTGCGTCCAGCTAAAATGAGGTAGCTCATGGACTTTGATGACGAAATAAAGCGTATGAAAGACCGCGCCTTTAAGAAGGATTTAGAGTTTCAACGGAAGTTAAATCCTGATGCGGATAAGGTTAAACAGGAAGCCCAAGTTCGCAAAGGCGTATACGGGCGTGGCGGCGGTGGCGGAGCTATGCTTGATCTTACACAACGTCCGGGGGGTATGCGCATGCCGCCAAAAAAGAAGTTGAAGGCTGGTGGCAAAATTCGTGGTTATGGTTTGGCCCGTGGTGGCAAAGCCTGTAAAATGAGGTAGCTATGCGTAGGTATTACAAATCCGATGGTTGCGGCTGCTCCAAATGTAGCAAAGGCTACAAGAAGGGTGGCACTGTTAAGGACGCATGTTATCATAAGGTAAAGGCAAGTTATAAGGTGTTCCCGAGCGCGTATGCGAGTGGGGCTATCGCAAAATGTAGAAAGAAAAAGGCGGGCAAGTAATGGCTGTTCGTAAAACCGCAAAAGGCGCTGCACTAAAGCGTTGGTTTAAGGAAGACTGGAAAGATGTTAAGACAGGCAAGCCGTGTGGCCGTAAAGAAGGTGAAAGTCGTGGTACTCCGTACTGTAGACCATCTAAACGAGTTTCTAGCAAAACTCCAAAAACTAGCGGGGAAATGACTAAGACTGAGAAGAGTAAGCGTATAGCGCAGAAAAAGCGTTTAGGGCAACCAGCGGGTAAGCCTAAACGCGTAGCTCCTTTGAAGAGGCGTAAGAAATGACTACATCAGGCACCACAGCGTTCGATATGGACTTCACCGAGATAGCGGAGGAAGCATGGGAACGTGCGGGCCGTGAAATGCGTTCAGGTTACGATTTACGAACCGCTCGTCGCTCTATGAACCTGATGACGATTGAGTGGCAAAACCGCGGCATCAATATGTGGACAATAGATTCTGGCACAGTAAACCTAGTCAAAGGTACTACACAGTATGCGCTGCCAGCGGATACTATTGACCTGCTAGAACATCAAATACGCACCAACAGCGGCAACGCCGCTACACAATCTGATCTTACTATAAGCAGGATCAGTGTAAGCACCTACGCATCTATACCCAACAAGTTAACACAAGGACGCCCAATACAGCTTTACGTAGAACGTTTACGCGATGCACCTAAAGTAAACGTGTGGCCTGTACCTGATAACAACAATTATGTGCTGTACTACTGGCGCATGCGCCGTATTGAAGATGCTGGATC